GACGTTTGAGAACCTAAATACAGGCGGCTCGTACACAGTAAGCCTAGGCGATAGCACTGGCTCACGTATAACACGATCTAACAATTTCCACGGATGCTACTATGAGCAAACTAGATTAAGACACTACTCTAACGCAGAACGTAATAGACGCTGGGGATGTAAGGAAGTTAATACTGTTGAAACGGACAATGGCCTTAAGAACGGACGTGTAGATGACGAACAGTTATATCTAGGCTGGACACGTACTTACGCTTCTGCACGTGTGACTACGCCAACTACAATTAATAAAGGTTATAATATGGCCTCTATTACTAAAGTAGGTACAGGTATATACGACTGTGTATTCACTGACGCACTACCTGATATTAACTATATAGCTATGGCACAAGCGGAGAGCGGTGATGCTATCGCCCGTATATCCACAAAGGGTACAGGCCAAGTTAGGGTAGTGTTCGAGGATAGGGCAGGTACTACTGTAGATCCTACATCCTTCGTGGTTGAGGTGAAAGACTTGTAATGCTAAGAGATATGCTAATTGAATATGGAGTCCCTATTGCTGGGACTCTTGCTGTAGCAGTTGGTGGTATGGCGATTAATAATCAACAGTCAATTGCTGTTATTGAATCTGAGAATAAAACTATGTTGGAGCTTCAGCATGAGATGCATAGGGATATAAAAGATATGTCTAGGATTGTATATCGGCTTGAAGCTAAGGTAGAGGTACAAGATGAGCAGAGGTAAGGAATCTGATTTAGGTCGGATGCATGGGCTTATTACTAAGTACTACAATAAGCGTCTTGAGGAAGAACTTAATGAAGACGGTGATGAGTTAGCCGTAGGTATCTCTCCTGCGGAATTAACGGCAATGAATAACTTTCTAAAACAGAATAGTATTACATGTGCCATAGAAGAGAGTGAAGGTATGTCTGAATTACAGGAACGCCTCGCTAATAAACGTAAGCAGGGCAAGGCTAAACTTGCCTCTGTTACTTCTTTAACAGGTACATATGATGACTAAGTTAAGTAATAATCAAGTAAGGGGCATACCTCATGCAGTTAACGTAAAAGACTTCGGTGCAGTAGGTGATGGTGTTGCAGATGATACAGCAGCTATTCAAGCAGCCTTAGATAGTTTACCTTCGACTGGTGGTTTAGTTCATTTAATGGATAATCATCGTATTACAAACATCACAATAAACGAAACAGGCACTGGTTTAATTGGAACAGGTCGAACGGTTATTAGGTCTGAGGCTACTAGCGGGTTTGCCATTAAAGTTGGCCCTAAAGATAATAATGTAATGGTCAGCGATTGCAGATTAGAAGATTTCTCCATAACTTGTGAAAATGATGGGGTTAACGGCATAGAAGTAATGTCTAATTTTTCTAACTATCAGAACATCACAGCCATAATTCAAGATAATGCAGAGGCGTGGACTCTGCAAGGTGGAAATAGTGGAGGTGGGACTGGCCCTTACTATAATGTTTTTCATAACTGTAACGCAAACGGTACACCGGCTACAGGGGTGAACCAAATAGGCTGGAAACTAGATCAAGAGGTTGGTTCTGCTAACCTAGTACCGAATGCTAATGCATGGTACGGAGGCCGAACATCAGCGATGGATATTGCTTGGCGAATAGCCGGTGGTACTGGTAACAGTTTTTATGGGGTAAGATCAGAAGGAACAAGGACTTCAATTATTGATGCTGGACATGCCACTACTCAAACATATTGCAACACTAATGTATTTTATACACCTTACTTCGAGGGGTTGGCCACGGCTAATCCTGATGTTCTGCTTTGTCGCCAATACTCAACAGGTTGTGGTGTAGTATTCCCTTTCTTAACATCAATAGGATCAGGAGTACAGTTTACAGACAATAATGAAGGTAATGGTAATTTCTATCTCAGTGCTATCGGTTCTAGTAACAATAACACTAGAATAGATGCCCTTGATTGGGTATTTAACCTACCTTCAGTGTCGAACCCGATGTCGTTCAAAGGGCCAAGACCGTCTCTTAAGCTCGATAATACTGGGGCCGGTAGTATAGATATTACAGTCAAGAATGCTTCGGATCTGAATTCTAATGCTCGTGCGGTCTCTTTTACTGATGATACAACCGATCTATTGGAGTTTGGTCAGACTCAGTTTACATATAGAACGGCTACGGGCGACAGAGTTCAGTTTGATAACACAGCTACAGCAGGCCAAACAGCCTTGTTATTATGGGATGTAGATAACGCCACCCTAGAGCGAGTAACTGTAGGAGCTGCTGATTCAGGTGGAGCTGGTTTCAAAGTGTTACGTATACCAAATTAATAGGAGGAGTCTCAGCTACCACTGGGGCTTATATTGTATGAAAATAGACAAAGAGAGATGTAATAAGGAATAATTAAATGGCTAATAAAGAAAGTGCTGAGTTAGCACTCAAACGATGGGAAGAACTCACTTCCTTACAAGGGCATTATACCGAATTCAGTGACTTTCTTTATGATGGTATAGTTGAGCTTATGGGCTTTAACTGTACCGCCATTCAATTGGATATTGCTGATTTCATGCAGCATCACCCTAACCCATATAAACAGGTACAGGCACAACGTAGTCAGGCTAAGACTACTATTGCTGCCTTCTACTCTGTATGGCGTATGATCCATGACCCTACCTTTAGGGTACTAATCTTCTCTGCTGCCTCTGGTATGTCTAGTGAGATCAGTGGATGGATCGTACAGATCATTATGGGATGGGATATCCTAGAATGTATGCGTCCTGATAGGAATGCCGGGGATAGAGCTAGTACAGAGAACTTTGATGTACACCATTCACTTAAAGGCCCTGAGAAGTCTCCTTCTGTTGCCTGTCTCGGTATTGAGTCAAGTATGCAGGGTAGACGTGCTGACCTAGTTATTGCTGATGACGTAGAGTCAAGTAAGAACTCTAGGACACAAATACAACGGGATAAGCTACTAAGCTATACTCGTGACTTTAGTTCCATCTGTCAGAAAGGTGAGATACTTTATTTGGGAACACCTCAATCGGGTGACAGTATCTACAACACATTACCGGGCCGTTCTTATACAGTAAGAATCTGGCCGGGACGGTATCCAACAAATGAAGAGTTACCGGGCTACGGTGATATGCTTGCTCCTCTTATCCGTAAGCGTTTAGAAGAAGATCCTTCTTTGCAGACGGGTGGAGGCCCTTCTCGTGATAGAGGTAAGCCTACTGACCCTGAGTTACTGGGTGAGGAAGCACTAACATCTAAAGAGATCGACCAAGGATCTGCTTACTTCCAGCTACAGCATATGCTCTGTACTGAGCTATCTGACTTACTAAGGTTCCCACTTAAGATTAAGAATCTAGTAATGTTTCCGTTAGATCAGGAACAATGTCCCGGTAAGATTATATGGCAACCTACTCCAGAGAATAACATGGGTAGGTATCCTCAGTCAGGAGTTAATGAAGACTTCTTCAGAGGCGTAGCTGCTAGTACTGAGATGTTCCAGTATACACATAAGATCATGTATGTTGACCCTGCTGGTGGTGGTTCTAACGGAGATGAAACAGGTTACGTAGTTCTGTACTACTGTAATGGTTATATCTTCCTAATGGATCATGGAGCTGTTCCGGGTGGTTACGATGAAGCTGTATTCTCTGAGCTATCTGCTATCTATAATAAGTGGGAAGTTAAGCAGGCTTTTGTAGAGAAGAACTTCGGACATGGTGCATTAGCTGCCATGTGGAAGCAGACTGATCCCTCAGTCGCTATTGAAGATGATCAGGTACACGGTCAGAAAGAATTAAGGATATGTGATACACTTGAGCCAATTATGGCTAAGCATCGGCTCATAGTCAATGAGACTCTAGTTGAGAAGGATGTTAAGTTATGTCAGCACTATCCTACAGAAAAGAGAAGCATCTACCAGTTATTCTTCCAATTACAGAAGATCACTCGTGACAAGGATGCTCTATTACATGACGATAGACTAGACGCGCTTGCTGGTGGTGTTAAGGTTCTTATGGATCTTATGGCCGTTAATGAGCAAACTGCTATTAATAAAGTACAAATGGAACGTTACAAAGCTATGATGCGAGATCCATTGGGTACTGGTGTTGATGCCTTTAATGTAGGGCCAAACAACGGGGCAGTTATGTCTTCAGTAATGCAGAGGTATAATAATGCAACTAACAGATTTACCCAGAGACACTAATGCACAATTAAGTACAATCAGAGCGCCACTTGTAAGACTGGTTAATTCAGCAAGGCACTCTGAGACTAAACGAGAGCTTCTTAGAGAGACTTTAAAGGTAGCCCTTGCGGAGCTAGGGGATGAACCAGAAAAGCCCGTAGAGAAGCCTACAGAGGCTCCTACCGTAACTAAGAAGGCTCCAGCAAAGAAACGTGCTACAGCTAAGGTGAAAAAAGATGAAGTTATTAAAGATTCTCCTGATTAGTTCTATATTAAGTTTTATACTAGTAGGTTGTGGTTCTAAACAGACACAATCTACTGAACAAACTGTACATGCTCAGGAAGCTGTCTTAGAGTCCTCTCAGGACGCGATACAGTCTGCTGGTGCTACCGTAGAGGGTACAGTTGAAACAGTGCTCACAGAGAACGTCACAGGGGTTCCTGTTGAATGGTTCATTGTAGGGGCACTTATATTTGGATTAATAATCCCACAACCTAGAATACTAAGAGGTATACTATAAATGGCAGTTAATATGAATCCACTCTCTAAGGCACTGTCTGACTGGACAGCAGGAGAGGATGGAAAGGTACGGGGATTAGATCCCGGCGGTTTACTAGGTGGTGGTTTATCTTATACATTACCTATACCAGAAGACGCAATATGGGTAGAGTATGGGTACACTGGTACAGAGAATGGTACAGAGGCTGAACCGTACAGTACGTTACGTCTTGCATTAGATCAGACAACTAATGGACAAGGTGCGCACATTGTAGTTAAAGATGCTACTATCCCTGTAACCGCAGCTAACCGCGTTGACTGGTTAATTAATGACAGGACTGGTCCTTCAGGTTTCTCTGCGATCAATTCAGGTGCAGGTTGGGCAGCGTCACATGTAGATAGATCTAATATGATCACTATTAGGGCACAGACTCCATTTGGTGTACGTATAGACTGTACAGGGGCAGGTGCTTATTATTACTATGCAGTTAACTTAGAGGCAGCACAGTACGTCTCTATTGATGGTTTTATCTTTACACAGGATGCTGCATGGGGAGATCCTACTCAGCATGTAGTTGAGGTTGGTGACAACTGTTATGTGTCGCGATGTCTAGTTAAACGTGAGGCAGATGGTCAAGATGGATCATGGTTCTCTGCTGCTGGCTCAGACAATTTATTCGAGATGTGTTACGGTGTAGGTGCATCACGTTACGGTTTCAGGGCAGGTGGTGCAGACTCCGTAGAGCAACGTAATGTCTGGAGACTTTGTGTAGGAAGACATGATACAAGTACAGCGGGTCAACCTAATGCTACATTCGCATGGTACGGTAATAACTCAGGAAACACAACAGGATACGGTGCTTGGTTTAACTGTATAGCATTAGATGGTCAGTACATCGGCCCCGGTACAGATACTGGGAATCATGTTAGATGGGGATCATGGTACTGGGTTAAACGTGTTACAGATATGCAAGCTAGAGGTTGTATTAGCCTTAATGAGGGTTATGAGTACGCTGCGTTTGTACAAGCGAACGTATTCAGTGGATGCTTCAATACTTCTACTGAGGACTGCATAGCATGGGACTCAGATGGTACAGTAGGTACTCCTGCTACGGCTGACGGTGTTAGGAATAATGCAGATACTAATAACACTAACACAACTAATCGCTGGACAATGGGTAAGATCCCTGACCAGTATGAGTCACATGGGTACTCTCCATTAACGAACTCTAGGACGAATGACGTACTTAATGGTACTGATAAATCGATTGTATATCAATCAGACGGTGCAGATGCTAGATATGTATTCGGTGCGTTAGGGCAACGGTACGGTGACGTAGGGTACGATGTTAAGACTACTGTACATGCCTTCCCGTTCCCATACGAGAGCGTTATTAAGACAGTGTTCTCTGAGCAGATCGACACAGCAACTGATCATACTCCTGCGAATAACGTATCATTACGTGGTTTCTGTCTAAGTAACTCATTAACTGATTATATCATTAAGTACGAAGACAATACTACATTATTAGCAGAGGTATATCCGTAATGGCTTTAGGAGATATAGTACAGGTAGGTAATCGGGCAGGTGCTGCTGGTGCTTCTACCTTTAATCCTACATTGACCTCTACAGCTACAGTAGGTAATTTACTTGTGGCTTACGGTGCAGTGACACAAGCACCAAGAACACCTTCCCTAACTGAAACAGGGTGGAATCTAGCCTACTCCAGTACAGCAGGTGCATTCAGTTCTGCTATCTGGTGGAAGGAATCAGACGGTACAGAGACAGGCGTCAATGTTAACCTTAGTGGAGGTACAGGGTCAGGTTATTGGAACATCATAGAGATCGATTCTGAAGGTGCTGATTTATCTGCATTAGATGCATCAGCGGAAGATGTTACTAATATATCTACCCCAACTGCCTCACAGTCTACAGGTACAGCAGTCGGTACAGCGTCTCACGGTGTAGCAGTTGCTTTCTGGGGGATAGATATAGGTGGTAACGTAGATGCAGGTCGTGGCTACACTAACGGCTTCTTTGAGCAGGATACGTCAGACACAGGGAACACATCACGGGGCGGTTACTATCTAGCTAGTAAGGTAATCACAGGTACATCTAACTCCTCTACATTCTCACATACTGAGACTAATGAGGAGATGCATGGTAGTATCTTAGTATTTGGTGCTACCCCTGTATTATCCTTAAGTAACCCTCCTGCATCTATTACAGCTAATGCTTCACATAGTATTACAGTTAACGATCCAGCAGTTACGCCTACTACAGGTAACACTGAGGTTAAGTTCACTGATGATCTAGGGGTAGCAGCTACAGTTACTTCTGTAACAGGTTCAGGGCCTTATACTGTTAACTTCAGCTTCCCTGATACTACAGCTATACAGTTCAGTGGTACAGGTTATCCATTGTATGTAGAGGTAGCAGCAGAGAATGCAACTACAGCAGCTATTGCATATAATCCTCCTACTGGGTATGGGTATACTGACCTAGTTAATCCTGTAACTACCTCAGGTTCTATCCTAGAAGGTTATACAGGTGATACTCCAGTAACAGGTGATCAGGTAGTCTATACTACCCCTAGCTCTCCTGATAACATTGTGTTCATTGTAGGCTCAGATGGCGAGTGGGTATTCAATAGTATGCCTCCTCAGAACCAGACTGCAGATAGATATGTTATACAGGCTAATGGTACTATAGGTACTGAGGCTACTGTAACCTATACAGTTACAGGTGGAGGTGGCGGAGACACTGAGGCCCCTGTAATTACTGTAACAGGTAGTACGTCTGTTCAGCTTGCATTAGGCGAGGCTTATGTAGAGCTTGGTGCTACATGGACTGATAATGTAGATGGATCAGGTGCAGCTACTGTAGGTGGTGACACTGTAGATGTTAATACCATCGGAACTTATGTAGTAACATATAATCATACTGACGTAGCGGGTAATCCTGCTACACAGAAAACTAGAACCGTACAGGTAGGAGGTGCTGTGAGCACTTTATTAGTATCAGATTTCCCAGCTACGACTGTGAACTCTGCAAATGATATCGGAGATGAGTTAGTTGCTTTACATGACTTAACCCGAAGAGCAGCAGCAGATGTAGCTCGTCAAATAGAGAACTACGTTGATGCTGTATATGATACACTCAGGACTGATGATGTAGTAGGTACTGCACCTGATGCAACTGCCCCAGCTACTGTGAACTTGAAAGCATTGTATAATGACTTCGTACAGTTCACTCGAGTAGAGCGTATCAAGATTAACCGGGCTAAGGTTTATGGTGCAGATAGTACTAAGCAGGCTTTAGCTGATCAGTTGAAGTACTGGTTAGAACAGCAAGGCTGGACATTTGCGTAGGAGTAAAGCATGACTAAAGATGAACTTAATGTTCTCTGGTTATGTAAGCATATTGAATCTGTAGACTTTCATGCAGGGCAGGCTGGCTATGTGTCGCCTGCTCGCATAAGGGCTATGGAGACAGCTCTGAATACAGCCTTTGTATCTCTAGGAGGTACAGGGCTGAATGCTCCTATAGACGGAGTAACGGCTGAGCCGGGATATGTACCGCAGAGAACTGTAGAAGTATTTAATGCTAAGGTAGAAGGGATCTACCCTACTGCTGAAATACTCGCCAGAGATAAGATATCTGATGTATTATTAGAACGTGGGTGGACAGTGACTACTGGTTTCCCTTATGTCCTACCTTTAACTTTGTCATAGGAGAACAGCATGGCACAATCATCTACTACAGTAGTAAGTAAGAGTACTTCTGATCTCTTGACTGCTGCTGAAGTAAACAATATGAATACCGTAATAAACGGTAATGCTACTGATGCAGAGTCTAGATTAGCTTCGTTAGAGGCAGGTAACAAATTCGGCTTCATGGATTACAATGACAGCGGTACTAGCGTAACACCTGTAACCTTACTAGCTAACACGTGGACTGATATACCAAACAACGGTGCTGGTGCGTTCACTAATAGTACCTATAAGCCAGCAGGTGTAACTGATGTACTTGATACAAGTACTGGTTATCTTGACTTCTCTGATCTTGTTTTGGGGAGTGAGATTATTGTACGTAATGACTTCAGTGTTACTCCTTCAACAAATAACTGCTTACTTGAGGCACGTTACCTACTGGGTACAGGGGGAGGCCAGTATGGTTTACAATTCTGGTCAGAGCGCCTAGATAGCGGGAGTGGTATTGCTTATCAACGTGTAACTAGCTTCCCGATTTACATGGGTGACACTAATACACAGCAGAACCCCGGTAAATTACAAGTACGTCTATCTACTCCGGGTACGCTTGTTAATGCAGGAGTTTATATTTCAATTAGGGTACAAGGCCAATGACTATTAAATTATATAAAGATGAATCAGCTAATGCTGTGTTTATTGAGGATGCAAACGGTGTACAGTTCCTTAATAGTCTACAGGCTACCGTAACGAACGGTGCGTGTAATATACGTGACTTAGCGAAGGAAGTAGATATCGTTTCAGCGGTTGCCTTTGATGACTTCGTAGACCAGAACGATAATACTTACGGAGCAGACTCTACTGAGGTCTGTAACGCCTTGAACGCCCTGTTCTCGAGTTCAGGTACTCCTACTACTGATGTCCCTAGTATTACCTCCAGCTTAGCTATTAGCCTTGTAGAAGGCGAGACATTGAACTATGAGCTAACATCTAACTTCGGTGTAGGGTATGAATGGGACTTATCTAACGTACCGGGAGTCACTACAGTAGACGGTAATGTACGTAAGATCATAGGCGGCTCTAGTCTAGCAGTAGGTACGTATAATATCCCTGTTAAGGCTATTAACTATAATGGAGAGGACTCTGAGACTATTGTACTTACTGTTAGTACCCCTCCCTTTGCTAATACCAAGAGTATTAACTTCTCTAACCAAGACTATCTAGGGGCTAATGCAGGGCAGGTAGAGAGTGTACTAGGTAGAAGCTCTAACGGTGCTGGATCAGGTGATGCATGGACTGTAGCACTATGGTACAAAGGATCTACTGATAACTCAGGCCAGACTATCTTTTACTACGGTAATAATGATACAACTAATAATGGCTACTTTGAGCTTAGACAAGTTAATGCCTCTGGACAGAAACGCTTACGCTTTAGATACGGTACTGGTAATAATTATTTACAGGCACTGACTTCTGTCGGTAGTATTACTCCGGGTACATGGCAGCATATCATTGTTACTTATGATGGAGGTACTACTGGATCTAGCTCAGGTAGTCTATCTGACTATTACTCCCGCTTCAAGATCTACATTGACGGGTCATTACAAACAGTAGTTAATTCGCACTCTAACTATGGGTACTCTGGATCTATCGTAGGACAGAACTGGAGAGTAGGCAGGTTCGCCTCAGGATCGCATATGCGTCAGGGTAAGGTAGATGAGCTTGCTCTATGGAATACAGACCAGACTGCTAACGTTAGTAGTATATATAACTCAGGCTCTCCATTTGATCTAAGTACGCTTACAGATGACCCTAGGCACTGGTGGAGAATGGGAGATGGTGACACTTATCCGTACTTACAGGATAACGGTTCACAGGCTAACTGTGTATTCGAGATGTATAATATGACAAGTGCAGATATAGTATCTGATGTACCTTAGTGGGTAGGTATGAGTAGGTATGGTATAGGTCTAGTGTAGGTATGGTATAGGCCAAATGTAGGCCAAATGTATTTTGGGGTTAGAAATCTGAGGGGAGATATCGACGGATCGACCTCCCCAGTTTCCCCCATCGGCTTCCTCCTGAACTCCTGAAATGTTAAATCGGCTTCCTCCTGTACAATTGCAGGAACCAAGGTAGATACTTTCCTTTACCATGTGTGTTATCGTGTGGTGACGCTGTGTGTTAGCGGTGTCTATATGTGGTGGT